AATCTGGTGGGGCGTCAGCGCCGAGTGGACGCAGAAGAAATTATCGGTGAAGCCGAGGCGGGGCGTGCTCATGACGGCACACACCCGCATCTCGGCTTCACAACTACCGACACGAACCAGCATCTATCGCTCCTTGTGTAGGAGCGGGCGCGCATCCTTGCGCCTTAGCCGGCCGTCATGGCCGTCCCGCTTGTATCGGGACTAGCCACGCACCCATGTCAGGACGTTCGCGTCGCTCGCGTTCGCAGGCGATTCCGCAGCCCGCGAGAGGCGGCCCGTGATCGCCACGGTGGCGGTCGCGGCCGGGGTGTAGGACACCCGCAGGTAACGCTTCCGAGCCTTCGTGTCGATGTCGAGCTTCACCACCGAGGTCGCGGCGGTGCCGGCGGCCGTGATAGCCGGGACGGTGAACCCGCCCGTGCCGCCGGCCACGAGGGCCGTGACGTCCGAGTAGCCGGAGCCCGAGGCGTCCGACTCTTCGACCTTGAGCACGTTCGCGAACGTCGTCGCGGCGTTGCTGCCACGGAGCACCGTCAGCGAGCAGTAGTCGTAGCCGATCGTGTCGACAACGAGCGATGCCGTTGCGGTCGCACCGACTGCCGCATTCGGGAGTTCAGCCACGACGCGGTGGTTCTGGGAGTGAATCATCTGGGTTCTTGCTCCTGGTTAGGTTTTGAGTTAGGCCGTCTTGAGGGCGACAACGGGGCCGACTTCGCTCGTCGTTCCAAGCGAATGATGATTCACGTCGAATCTCATGGTTCCCTGGAGGAGGAGCTGGTCGGTGGTGGCGTACACCTGATCGAACAGCCGCACCGAGAAGTCACGACGACGGGCGTAGATGCTGGAAAGGGCCATGTTGCCGAACAGCACCTTGATCTTGGCCGAGTCCGCGCCGAGGGTGCTGTTCATCACATGCACCATCCGCACGGGGTAGCCGAGGAACGACTCGCCGCTGCCGGCACCGACGTTCTCGACCGTGTTGCCGCCTGCCGCATACTTGAGGCGAGCGATGCTCGCCGCGTAGCCGGCGGGGCTCACATACCAGGCTGCACCCTGGCGGGCGTAGATTGGCAGCTTGCCGATGACGTTGAGGAAGTCTTCGATGTCCAGCGTCTCGAAGGCGGTGTTGCCGGAGAGGGCCGTGACCACCGAGGCGGTGTGAGCCGCACCGTTGATCTTGTTCGTGATACCGTTGATACCGCCGAATTCGGAGGTGCCATCACCGAGCCACCCGCACTGGTCGATCTTCAGAGCCAGCGAGGTGCTGAACTCCTGGGCACAGGCGTCTGCCAAAGACACCACGCCGGCCGTATCTTCGACCACTTCGGACGACATCCGGCAGCCGACGGCGAGCTTCTTCGCCACGAGGCTGACGTTGCCGTAGGTGGGCTCAGATTCGGTGACGCTCGAGCCTTCGCCGACGAAGTAGGCCGTCGTGCCGGTGAGCCGCTTCGGGATCACCATCGTGTCACGCGACATCGACACGCTCTCGGCCGCGCCAGGGAACGTGCCGTAGGTTTCGACGAGACGAATCACGCGGGCGGCGAACTCTTCGGGCACCAGAGCGCCACCCGAAGCGTTGTTGTTTTCGCCGAGAGCACGGGCCTCGACGCCGTTCTCACGGCACCACCGGATGTCCGACTCGCTCTTGAACACGGTGGCCTTGATCCAGCGACCGCAGCGGTAGGCGCTCTCGACGGCGTCCGGGCCTTCGTTGAAGGCACGGAGGGTCGTGTGATGCGGGTTGATCGCCCGAATCTCGACCTTCTTGGGCTGCTCGGGAGCGGCGACCTCGGCGGGGGCGGCCTTCTCGACCACCGCACGCAGCTCGGCTTCCTTCTTGGCGAGGGTGCCCTCGAACTCCAGGTCAGACTTCACCGCGTCGGCTTCCGTCGACAGCTTGCGAAGTTCCGCGGTTTGATCCTCCGAACGCTCGGCCACGTCGGCCAGTTCGGTCATCCGGGCGGCGATCGCCGCGGCACGGTCCTGAAGTCGCTTGAGGTTGCTCGCCATTTTTGGCCCTGCTCCTTGTTGAGCCGGCCAAACGCGAGTGTGCGGCGGCCGGCGGGTGTATTGCCCGCAAGCACGCCGCGACAAGAATCCTCAAGTCGCTCGCACTGCTCCTCACGAAATCCTTCGTGAGGCTTATATCTTGTAATGTAGGCTGTGACTTACTTCGCGTGCAAATGAGTGGAGAGCATCACGCTCTTGAGCGCCGCGACCTGGCCGACGTAGTCGATGCTGCGGTCGCTCGCCTCCATCTGCTTCACCTTGCGTGCTGCGAAGTTCTTCGCAGGCGTGCCGCCCCACAAAAGCCACGCCACGAACCCCGGCTTCTCAGCGCCGGGCGTATCCCAGCCGGGAGACTTGCTCGCCGACTCATGCCGCGCGAACCACGCATTCATCTCGCGAACCCAGTCGGGGTTCATCTCTTCGCGGCGAGCGAGGCGGTTTGCGCGAGCGACCGTCTCCGGCTTCAGGCCGTCGCCGCTCTTGCCTTCTTCGTGCAGCTTCAGGCCACGCTTCGCCGCAGCGGCCATGCCGGCCGTGGGCTTCAGGCTGACGGCCCGCTCGTCGTCATCCTCGCTCGCCGAGACGTCGGCGTGCGCGGTCAGCTCCGACATTCTCTTGCCGACGAAGTAGTCGGTTTCCTCCCAGCCGCCGTCCTCCGACTCCCAGAGGCGAACGAGCACGGCTGGGTCGCCGGGCATTGCATCCAGAGGTTCCTCCGAATACTCGCCCAACTGGCCCTCTTCCATGACGTGCTCGATGCGGCCCACGCCGCCATCCCACGCCACGAAGTCGCCGGGGGCGTGCATCACGACCTCCGCTCGTTCTTCGGCCTGAACAGGCTCCGCAGTATCTTCGAGCACCGCTCGCTGCTCATTGACCATCTCCAGGGCACGCTTGCTGACGTAGGTTTCCGTGGCGAGGTAGGCCGGCGTATCCACGGGGCCGGCGTCTCCAAGAAACGAAAACTTCTTGATCCGGCGGATCATCCGGCCGCCGGCATCCCGCTGCCACGACTCGTCCTTGGGATTCGAGCGGAACGCGAAGCTTGAGCCACGAACATCACCCCGAGAAATCAATTCGACGACCGCTTCGGCCGACTTCGGCGGGTCGATCTCGTACCGCAGGCCGCGCTCGTCGACCATCAGCCGCATCGTGCCGCTGGATGTCCGGCCGATCACCTGCGTGTGGTTGTATTTGCCGAAGACGTCGGGGTTCGACTTCATCACTTCGTCGAACGCACCGCGTTCCACGATCTCGACAAAACCTCCCAAGTCCTGCGACTCCGATTCAAAGACGGCAGCGTACCCGCGAATGACCGTGCGGCCATTCTGGTCTGTCTTGACCTCAAGCCCCGGCTGCTCGCCGATCAGGCGTCGTTCAAGTTCGCACGATCCGTCCATGACTTCGTAGCCTCCTCATACGGCTTGCCGGAGCGGTGGCACTCCAGAAGCAGGTTTCGCGATTCTTCCATCCACCCATGCACAAATGCGTCGATGTCTCGTCCCGTCGCCTGGGCGGCGTCCACGAGTTCCGTCCTCATCCGCTGCTCGTGGGCCTCGAACCAGGCGGTGATCTTGGCCGGCTTGCTACGGCGCTCCACGATGCCGTCCGCTTCGATGGCCGCAAGGCGTCGGAGCGTCGTGCGGAAGAGAACTTCGGCCGCCGACCGCTCGCCACCAACGGCAGCATCGCCGGGGGCCGGGCCTTCGTTGCCGTCCGTGGCCGGTTCCGTGGCCGGAATCGGAGCCGTCTGTGGCTGGGTCGCTCCGTTCGGATTGTTGACCGTGAAGGCGTCGAGCAGTTGCATATTGACCTGCACGAAACGCTTGTTGCCGACGCCGTCAGGGAGCGGGTTGTAGCCTATCTGGCCGCGAATCTCGTCGACCGAGAGCACGCCCATGTTGAACATCTCCCGCATGAACTGGCTGCGGGCCTGGTAGTCGCCAGCCATGAGCGCGGAGACGTCGAACTCTACGAAGTAATTCCGATCGTCGGTGATGAGGTCGCGGCGGCAGGCAAACTGCCAGCGTCGGCAATGCGGAATCAACGAGAACGTCGCGAAGTCGATGGCCCCTTGTTCCACCGTCGAATAGCGGACGTTGGTCAGATCGCCAAGCAGATGCAATGGCACGCGGTAGGCTCGGCTGATTTCCTCGACGGCGTACCTTCGCGTGGCTATTAGCTCGGCGTGCTGATTGTTGACTGGGTCGTTCTTCTTGTGAAATCCATGGGGCATGACAACGGTTTTGAATGCCTTGTCGGGGCCGCGGTGGGCGTCGTCCCACTGCTGCTTGAACCGCTGGAGAGCCTCGGGCTTGTGGGGCTGATCGGTTTCGATGTAGGTGCCCGCAGTAGCCCCATTCCCAAAGAACGCCGACGAGTGCAGTTCCGTCGCCCTCGCCAAGGCGATGGCGTCCTTCGACAGGGTTGTCGGCACATACCCGGTCACGCCGTCGCTCGAGAGCCACCGCAGGTGGAAGACCTGATCCTGGCGGTACAACGTTGGCGTCGGCTTGCCTTCTTCGGTGTATTGATACTGGAGTTTGCCGTTCTCTAGGCGAACGACCTTCATGCGGCTGGCATGGAGCGGGATCAGTTGGTCGACGGCCCCGCGGCGACCGGGCTTGATCAGGCAGTAGCCGTTGCCCCAGAGGAGCAACTGGCTCATCATCCACTCTCGCCACTCAAAACTCGTCATCCAGTCGTTCGGTTGGTAGGCGAGCACTTCCTGGAGTGGCTGGTCTTCGGCGATCTCTTTGCCGCCGCCGGGGAGTCGGCGGTAGAGGTTGAATGGCATCGACGCGATGCTCTCAGAGAGCACGCGGACGCAGGCGAGCACCGCGCTGCATGAGAGACTACTCTCGGGCGAGATCGTGACGCCGGCAGCCGTCTTCTGGTTGCCGATGATTTCTTCGAACACGCGGGAGAGGCTGTACCGCATCTCCACCAAGTCTTCGACGCTGGCGGTTTCGTCCACTAAAACACCACCAATTCAGGGTCAGTTTCGGGGCCGTGGAGTTCGCCGCTGGCGAGCCCCAAGGCCATGATGAGGGCCACGGCGGCGTCGATGCGGTACGTCGAGCTAGAGTGTTGCTTTGTAGGCTTTAGGTTCCCGGCGTCGTCGATCTTCACTTGCACGTTCGACATCTGCCAAGCCAAGCAGGGGTTCGCTGCGTGCCGTAGTTTCTGGCCTAAAATCAGCGTACTCAAAAATTTTGTAGGCGCTGACATTGACGCAAAACCTTGGCCGAAAGGCTTCACGTCGATGCCCTCAGACGCGAGTTGCGTCGTCAGGTGCGTCGCATTCCATCTGTCGATTGCTACAGCCCGAACCGCATTCTTCTCGCAAAACGAGAGAACGTAGTCGCGAACCACGTCGTAATCCGTAATATCGCCTTCTGTTAGTGTAACAAACCCTTCCTTCGCCCATTGCCGATACGGCACCCGATCGGTCTTCGACGCCTTCTCTGCGTTGTCGCCTGGGATGAAGACCTGGCAGTGGATGTCGAACGTGCCGTCATCGTCGGGCCACACCGCGACGAACGCCGTCGTGTCCGATGTGCTCGACAAGTCGAGGCCGCAATAGGCAACGCGGCCGGCAGTGGGCCGC